ACATTGCGAGGCCGTGTCAATGGTGGTCAGAAAAAACAGCTGATTACTGACGACGGACGCATCAACCATGGGATGAAAGTAATTGAGTTTCATGTGTGGGGTTTGACCAATCAGAGTCAAGCAGAGTGTACACTAAACCTAGATGACGACAACCCTGGTACAAATTTTAACGCATCCTTGGGCAATCAAATCGGATGGGCTGCACAATCTGGTACAGGTGGCGTACCATCAATGTACAATTTTGGTCTTATAGATCCTAATCATGTTGTAATCCGTAACTTAGTCATTAACAATTTTGGTGTTGAGATAGCTAACTACATGATTATCTTAGAATCCGTATCACTCACCGATGATGAAGCTATCATCGCACTAATTAAGGAGAGACAACAAGATGACCTCTGATGAAACTGACACAAAAGAAACTCGAACTGCACGGTTTGCACAATGGCTAATGGATAGAGAAAGCAAGAGACAAGACAAAGAAAGTAATCTTGAAGGTATGATACGCTTCAACATCTTTCTTTCAGCTTGTACTCTGGTTGCGGTGGCTGGAAGCTCTGTGGCAAACTATGTCATGATGGCGTACGCTTGGCTCTGAGCCCCCGTATCGTCCTTAACAATTCCATTTCCGTCGAATGTGGGTCAAATAAGACATTTAATTGACTAAGAATCTCGTCAACAGTAGCGTCGCATAGTAACACATCGTCATGTTTGAACAAGTGTTGTCTTACAGCTCTGCAAACCTCAAACGATTGGTTATGTTTTTTTGCTAACGCTATGACTAGATCGTAATCCATACTGTATGTTCTGTTGACTTTCATCTCTGCAGCTCCTCAAGCAAATACGCCAAGTGTCCAACTTTGTCGCATAGTTCTAACATTACATCGATTAGTGTTCTTGCAGTATCTTCTGTCATGTTACAACATCCCGTTCTTGTCTAATTCATGCAATTTGTCTGTAAGTTTGAGTAGATCGTAGACTTTTAAGATGTAATCGTCCTTAGTAAACTGACCTTTTGTGTGTGTTGTTTTCAAATTATTCTCTACTTTTGCCCTAATTTGACATAGTAAATCGCTTATTCTATCGTAATGGAGTGGGTCCATACTATTGCGAAGTAGCAGTTACTTATGTATGTAGCGGACAAAATCAGGCAAACCGTGGCGATTCATGGGGCAGTACCCCATTTATCACCAGCACGACAGCGGCGATGTTCAAGACTAGGGTTAGCAGAAGTATATAGACCTAGTAGTGTAAAAAGTAAACTATGGCAAAAAGTGACTCATTTTTTATCCGAGCAAGCACCGCCTTCAATGGCACGACCTACGCACAAAGCAGCATTGATCTAGGCGCATATGTTGACGCACTAGGCAAGTCTGTTCTTCGCATTCACAACATAGCTGTACAGTACGGTGGGCCAATGGATGCTATTGCCCCATCGCTTGGTGTAGCTGAGGTCAATTCGTTTCAGTTGACAACACAATCACAATCAGATATGGTTGACGTGACAGACAAGTCTCTAATCGCTAGCGGCAAGTTGCAGGTTATCTCAGGGTCAAACGCTGCCAATTGTACACCATTTTTTACTGACACGCTTGACCTTGCACCACAACATTTTACCAATGGCTACTTGGTTGCTGTAGAACAAATCTATCTTGGCGTTGACTCGACTGACACAAACTCAGAAGGTATTGGTCAAGTTGGTATTGTCCTAGAATGCACGGTTGAGTCACTCAGCCAGTCTGCTGCTATGGCACTTGCACTCTCTCAGCAATGAGGTGGTACGCTGCAAATACACGGTAACTACTGCGGCCCAGGTTGGGTCCATGGCCGTAATATGGCCGAAGCTGATTATTACACGGTGCCAGAAGTACAACCTATTGACAAACTTGATGCTGCATGCCAAGCGCATGACAAAGATTGCTCACATGGCGGTTGCTCTAGTAACGGGGACCTTGCGTTGAGGGACGTGGCCCTTGCGGTTGCTGTCTCCAGTCCTGACATGCAAACTAGAGCAACTGCCGCCCTGATTGCGGCTGCTATGACTATAACCGCACCTTCAAGGAGTCGATGACATGATGGACAATGATATGTTGATGCAATTGCTCATAATGCAAAATCCACAACTTGCACCGATCCTAGAGATGATGAACAAATCGTCTCCTGCAGCTGCAGCACCAAAGAAGCGTAAGATTAGTGCATACAGCCGACGATATGGTGCGGCATACAAGCGATTGCGTAAGCGACACACACTCAAGAGTGGCAAGTACCGCAAGGGGTACAATCACAAGCGCATTGTCAAGTTGGCACACAAAGAAGCTAAGCGAGGCGGTAAGAAGTGAAGACGTACACATTGCGAGGCCGTGTCAATGGTGGTCAGAAAAAACAGCTGATTACTGACGACGGACGCATCAACCATGGGATGAAAGTAATTGAGTTTCATGTGTGGGGTTTGACCAATCAGAGTCAAGCA